ATCAATATAAAATAATGTCTGCTACTATGATTCAGGAAGTCGTCGCTATTATGGACCGCTCGGGCTCTATGCGTGGGAAGGTCGATGATTCGGTTGGCGGATTTAATACTACTCTTGAGGTTCTGCGTGAGGAACAGGAAGAGAATACCAAGATTAATGTCTCTGTAAAGCTGTTTGATAATGAGGAAATCCTTCTGTTTAGCTCGCTTCCTCTTGAGGAGGTTCGCCCTCTTGAAGTTCGGCAATTTGTTCCTCGCGGACAGACGGCGCTACTTGACGCAATCGGAAATACAGTCACACACTTCATGGAGAAGAAGCTGATGAACCCCGCTGCTTATGATTGTTGCACTATTTATGTTGTAACCGATGGGCTTGAAAACTGTAGCCGTTCATATACACATTCCGCAATCAAGAAACTGGTTCAGGCTGCTGATGATAAGTATAATATCAAGGTGATTTATCTCGCTGCTAATCAGGACGCAATTCGTGAGGCAAGCAATCTCGGAATTGGTGAGGGACAGGCTATCAATTATTCAGAGACAAGTGCGGAAATGGAGGCAGTTTATCGTGGTGCTGCTTCTATGGTAAAGCGTCATCGCACCAGCGACCCATTTGAGTTTCTACAGACCGAACGCAGCGCATCGCAGTCCTGCTGCACGCCTCCACCTGCACCGGCTCTTCGTATGCCCCCAGCACCAACTCGTTCCAGTCATCATATTAGCCATATCCCAGTTGATAATACCATCGTCGGACCGCCGCCACTTGAAGTTGATGTCGGACCACCTCGCCTTATGCGTCAGCTGAATTTTCAGTTTGATTAAATATTACAGATAACACCTTCTAATTAAAACAAAATTTGTTTTTTTTTATCAATCTGTATCAATCATCCAAACTCTACACAATAATCTATATTCGGTTTTTGTGATTTCACATATATCATCTATAAAGTAACTTGTTGCTGAATAAATATTTAAATCATTTATGAAATCGTTGGTATATTCTTGGCTCTGCGTATTTATTTGAGTAAATAAATTATAAATAGTCAATCCACTACTTGGTACGTTGATATAATAGTATAATTTCTTTGAAAATGGATATTCATCACTGGCGTCATATTTATCGGGGCAAAAATATATAGGATGCGATATAACTATAATATCCCCTCCAGAATATTCCAATATTACACTATCTAACTCTGCTTCAGTTGCGGATATTTTATCTATATAATAATTACAGCCTGTAAATTGAAATCCACGCCAATTTTCATCTATTATACCATCCATTTTAACTATATATATGTTGTGAAAAAAATTTATTTTTTGAATATAAGTTTATTATAAAAATAAAGGTATATTGTTGAATAGTATATTTTGTATTGGGCGGGGTTCGAACCCGCGAAGCTTTCGCCATACGATCTTGAATCGTACCCCTTAACCACTCGGGCACCAATACACTATTACATATATTTATGATAAATCTTTATATCTTAATTTATTAACAATTCATAAGAACCTTACATAAAACTTTCAATCCATTTTTCGGCATCTTCATATGTATCAAAAGTTTTACCGTGATTAATATTATCTTTTTTTCTTGTCGCACTAAATCTTCCGTGCCGTGTTGTTGTTATAGTGCCTGTCCCTCGTTTTCTATATTGTTTAATATCTAATTCAGTTAATTCAAGACGGTTTTCAAGTTCAACTCTGCGAGCATATATCCAGTCCCAACATTTGTCTTCCTTTAAATTACAGAAAGTATATTTGGTGCCGTTAATCGTAACCCACGATTGAAATGAACTTTTTCCTCTTTTTTCAACACCCCCGATATTAACATTTTTATTAACCGATTGTGAGTTTTCCATAGCAGTAACCCACCTTAAATTGCTTGCCCTATTATCCGTAGGGTCTTTATTTATATGATGAACTTGTGGTAAATTATGAGGATTTGGAACAAATGCTTCGGCAACTAATATACTAACTAAAAAGGTTTTATGTTTTTTGTTGTATAAACCAACCCTATAATAACCATCTTTATCGGTTTGCTGTTTCATAATATAATCTTTCTTATTTTTAACTCTACCACAAGTAGAAACAAAGTAATCATAACCATCAGTTTTCTTCCATCGTTCTGTAGTATTATCGTCGTCCATTATACTCTTTAATAACTCTATAAATATGTAATCAATTTTTTATTATATTTAATTAAAATTGAATAAATAAAATTTGTATAATAATATAGTATATACAATAGAAAATGACTACCGATAAACAGCCAATTATTATTTCATTTGAAGGTAATATTGGTTCGGGGAAATCGTCTATTTTCAAATATGTTCAGCACAATTGCGATACTATATTTTCAAAAGAATTAAAAATATGTTTTATACCCGAACCAAAGAATGTTATATCGTCTATTGTTGATTATTATGATTTATCGTATCAAATGAAAGCGTATATCAGCAGAATATACAGAATTAAGGACGCTATTGATAAAAATTACGATATTATATTTACGGAACGCTCTATGTTGAGTGATAAAAAAGTCTTTGGTAAAATGCTACACGAAGAATATGGTGAAATAGATATTGAAGAAAACGCATATTACGAAGTATATAATAAACTGTATGCTGAATATTCACCTTATCTTGATAATATGAAATCCATATATATTAGAACCACTCCAGATGCATGTCTTCATAGAATTAATAAACGGGATAGACTGGGCGATTATTATATGCTGTATTATATCCAAAACTACCATCATTATTATGATATATGGCTTAATACAACTGATATGATTGAAAAAAAATTAGTTATTATTATTGATGGTAATAATGAAACAAACAAAAGTTTATTTGTTGAAAACAACTTTTACGACATTCTTATGAATAAGATAGTAGAATTTGTATCAAAGTAATAATAGATTATTGTGATTATTTGTATCAGCGTCAATTACTGTTTCAAGTAAATTAATTACTATTTTACGCATAATTTTTTTATGCGGGTTCTCATACGCAAATACCATCTCATATTTATTATATAGGTCACATAGATCATATACTCTTTCTCGGTTAGCATATATATAACCTTTCATATCTCTACTAACCAACACGCAAGAGTTAAACATATCATCTTCCAGGCAGAATATCTTTTTTTCAATAATACTTTTAATAGTGCGTAAATATTTCTTATAATTTGCTTCACTTCTTATGCGCAATGAAATAATTGATTGTATATCATCTGGAAGTCGGTTATAAATATTGTTTAATATCTCTCGCCCTCGCTTGCCTCTATATACAGATTGTATCTTCACCGCATAACTATCTCGGTAGTGTCGTGTATGGTTGAGACAATATAAATTATCATCTATAAAATAGAGTGTTTTACATTTATTCAAGCATATTTTGTTATTTGTTGTATTTCTACATTGGCAACGAGTTGCTTTATTAAAATTTTGTATCATATATATATATACTTATACTTGTTAATACTACACTATATTTGTATCAATTTTATTAATATTCAAAATATTAATAAAAGAAAAAACCCTTTATTTATTATTAATTACTACTCGGTCGCAGTATAAAATTTTTCTACTGTTTTTTTTTCACAATTACCAGTAGTTAAATTTCTACGAGTTCCATTCGGGCATCTTGGCTTTTTTGTTGTCGTTTGTTTTGGTTCAACCTTCTTTGTTTTCGTTTGTTTTGGTTCAACTTTCTTCGTTTGTTTTGGTTCAACCTTCTTTGTTTTCGTTTGTTTTGGTTCAACTTTCTTTGGTTCAACTTTCTTCGTTTGTTTTGGTTCGGATTGCTTTTTTTCATCTTTGTTTTCTAATAATTCTTTTATTAACGTTTTATCAGTTAATGCTTTAATGATGCCGTAATTATATTCTTTACAGTTTGATTGTAGTTTGAATTGATCGCTTCTTGCTAAGCTTACTTGTAAAGTTATAATATAACTCGCTGTTGGGATTTTATCCCATTTACCGTATGGGATTCGATCAATAGCTCTAATAGTATAATTCAAATTTCTTGGTAATAATATTTCTTTTTCTCTTTTAAATTTTGTTGTATTTACCATATTAATAACTGGAACACCTTTATCAATTATCAATTTATATATACAACATCTTTTCCTCGCCATATCACTAAATTGATACGCAATTCTGGGGTTCTCCGAAATTGAAAAGAAATTGGGTATTGTTATTCTTTGCCCGACTTCAGATATGGCTATTGGTTGTTTCATTCCTCTCCAATAAATTTGTTTAGTATCTTCATGTATTGTCCCTGCTTCCAAAAATGCTCTGTCTAAATCCGCAATTTTATTTTTTATTGCTTCCGCAGCAAGTTCTTTCGTCTTACCAAATCGCCACATATAGTGTTGAAATTTATATCTTGGCTCTGTAAAATATTGCTCGCCTATCCTCAAATAACTATTTATTGGAACATCCCAATGATAAGAATAATTTAGTAACGCTTGTGCTAAAATCTTTTCAAAATACACATCTATTTTGTGTGGAATATTCTTTTTATTTATTTTAGTTGCGTTTTCCACATTCATTTTTTTGGTATTTATTGACATGTCTCTTTTTTTTAGAGATTTAATTTCATCGTATAACCCTATAAATGATAATGCTATATATTCTTTTTTAATGAAAGGTTCTTTTTCATCATCTAATATCACATAAAAGAACTTGTTTTTATCTAATAAACCTGCTGTCTTTTTATTTTCAATTAAAATTTTTTTATTTATATAATATCCTAAATTGAAATAAGTTTTCTTGTTTGTATATGATTCTTTTGGTAAAAAAGCACTGTCGGAAGTAAATTTACAATTTACATATGTTTCATTTAATGTTGTTGCAAATAAATATGATTTTTTTAAAGCCAGATATATATTCTTATCTTCCTGCTTATAATTTAAAATCACAATTATATTATCGTCTTCCAAATTTAACCATTCATTTATATTAATATCCTCGTATATTATAGGATCGAACGCCTTCATATATATATATATATATATGCATATAAAACCTGAAAATAATAG